ACTCGAAGAATTGTTGGAAGATGTTGAAACGGTAATAGAGGATAACGACCCACTAACATACTATGATTCAACAGGAGCATCTCAATCTACAGTACAGACAAATATCATTTCTGTAGATACAGATGAAGGAGTACTCGAACCACTCGGCGTCGGCGAAGTCGTAGTCGAGATTCGATATTAAAATAGGAGAATAAAATGGCATTTTTCTTTAGTAGAGATACCAAAGTATTTATGACCCACAGCTATGATGGAACTACAGCTAATACAGCTCTGTTTGAGATCCCTGTACTAGATGGATTTTCTTTTAGCCAAGGAACTAATACTTCAGAGGTAACTTTAAATGAAGCTGCTAATTCTACAGGCTATAGTAAAAGAGGAAGAGCAATGTTTACTGACTCTTATGCACCAGCTGAATGGAGTTTTAGTACTTATATGCGACCAACTGTGTCAGGAACTAGCAGTGCTGCTGTTTCCAACCAGCACGCAGGTAACGCAAAAGTATTTGCAGTAGAAGGACCTTTATGGTCAGCTATGTCTGCTCCAGGTGGAACTCAAGTAGCAACAAGTTATGACAAGTCAACAGGTGTATTTGAAAGTGCAACTCTAGACTTTGCTAACGGTGCTGCTGTTTATGAGCCAAAGGAGTTCAATTTTGCAAAGTCAAACCAAGTAACTTTAGGTGTATTTGATTTATACTTTGTATTAGGAGCCTCAAAAGACACTGATACTACTGAATTTGCGTCAGGAACAGACGGTGTTACCGTTTACAAACTGGCTAACTGTTCAATAGGTTCGGCTTCAATTGATTTTGACATTGACGGTATTGCTACTGTTGCATGGTCAGGTCAAGGACAAAAAATTGAAGAAGATATCGGTGGTGGAGAAGGTTCAGCATTGAACACTGCAGCATCTGGTACGACAGCATTAGGTTTGATTAATGAAGGTATAAGTTCTACATCAAACTATGTAAGACAAAAACTTACAAATTTAACATTGGTTTATGATGCAGCTAATACTACAGGAGTAAAATCAGGTTCTATGTTAGGTACAAGTAATAACACATTTAGTGGTATTACCTTGACTGGTGGTAATATTACCATTGAAAACAACCTTACATATTTAACACCTGAAACACTCGGTAGTGTTAACCAACCATTAGGCCATGTCATGGGTACAAGATCAGTTTCTGGAAACTTTACTTGTTACTTAAGTGACGCAACAGGTGGTTCAGCAGAACTATTTGAAGACTTACAAGAGTCAAGAGAGATTATTACAAATGCATTTGATTTGAAATTTAGCATTGGTGGAAGTGGCGAAAGCAACCACATTAATGTTCATGTTCCAAAAGCGCATTTGGAATTACCATCTCACAGTATAGAGGATGTAATTTCCGTTGATGTAAACTTCCACGGTTTAGCAACAGACTTAACATCAGCTACTGAGGCTAATGCGACAAACGAAGTTAAATTAACTTACGCAGCTAGCTAAAACTAATTAAACTCGGGAGGGTGAAATGCCCTCCCACTTATAGGAAAATTATGACAGAAGAAAAGAAAACACCAGTATCACTGAAGAGTTTATTAACTCCAAGCAAAACTGTTTCTATAGAAATGCCAGGATTAGAAGGTTTCGAAGTAAAACTAACTTACCTTGCAAGAGAGGAATTACTCAAATTAAGAAACAGAAGTGTAAAACAAGTTTTAAACAAAAAAACTAGGGCATATGAAGAACAGCTTGATAATGATAAATTCTTAGTTGAATACTGTAAATCAATTATTAAAGGCTGGAAAGGCTTAAAGTATAAGTACTTAGAAGAGCTTCTATTAGTAGATACAAGCAACTTAGACCCTGAAGACGAACTTGACTACACTCAAGAAAATGCGGAGTTACTTATGAAAAACTCTGGAGACTTCGATAACTGGGTTTCTGAAACTGTCGGAGAGTTAGAAAATTTTACGAAGAGCAAGTAGAATTAATACTTGCTCTCATTGACAGACGATTTTCTGAATCTATAGACTTAGAAAAGTATCTAAATATATGTGAGCAGCTAGGTCAAGAGCCTGACCCTGAAAAAATGCCACCTGCTATGGAGGATTTCCCTTCAGAAGTTCAGGAGGCATTTTTATTACATTCATGCTTACCAGAGCGTTGGGATGGTATGAATGGTATGTACTTAGGCAAAGACTGGTCAGCTTTAGGCACTTTGTTAGATGTATTTGAAATAGAAGATAAAAAAACAGTTGTTTATATGCTAAAAGCAATTGATGATAGAAACTCAAATAGTATAAACCGAAAGGTCTCTGAAAGACAAAGAACAGCTCAAAGAAGAGCTAAGATAAGTAAATAGATGGCAGGAAAGAAAATACAAGGCGGTACCGTTGAAGTTAAAGGTAAGGCCAATCTAAAAGATATAATTAATCAAAGCGAGAAGGCTGGTAAGTCGGTAGACAAACTCGGCCGTTCTGCTCATTCCGCTGACCGTAATCTAAAAGGTGCTGCTCAGGCATCTTCAAATACCACTAAAAATTTCTCTAAGATGGCGCAAGGCATCTCAGGCGGG